CAAACACATATCATACACCTTACCATTAGCAATCTATGGTATAGCACGTCCATATTATCTTCTACAATTACGACTAATGAATCAAGAGTATAAGAAGCTAGAAGCTGAATGTGCTGTAATTCCAATATCAAATCTCGCCAATAGCGCAAACGGATTATTGGTTACAATCCCAATCGGTATTAAATTTGATTCACACAGCAACTATTTTATAATGGTTGGTGATGATGAACGTAAAATTAATGTCACATTCCACTCAATCGATTCAAACCAGCAACAAGTATTGTTAATTGAGGGATTCAATGAATTAAATCACAAACCACAAACCCTCATCCGGAGACCAATAAACACACTTGCAAATCTCATGAAGAATTCAACTTTCAGAATGTCACCTAATGTCGAAAGACTATTAACATGGGACACAAGAAAAGTGCCCAACGCTCCATTCCTCCTACCAGTAAACGACTCACGTTTTGAGGAATCACAAAGAGAACGTATAAATACGTTAATACATAATTTTAGAACACAACAATATAAAATTATATTTGGAGGTCCTGGAACCGGTAAATCAACATTCCTATCAAACCTAATCACATGGTTATATCTAATCAATAAACGCATCGTCGTTTATGTACCATCACATATGGCATGTAACTCCTTACTACGTAAGTTGATGCAACAACTACACAATTTCAATATTCACAATCCCAGTGTAGTGCGCATAGTTACAAACGATGCCAAATGTACAACAGATATACCACGCGTTCAATATAAGGAATCAGCATCCCGCAACGATCAAATTGTATTCACCACAATCCAAGCTTATTCAGCCGTTCACGATTTACAATTTGACCTTGCAATTATTGATGAAACCGGTCTAGCCTCTGACCCATATATCGTAGCCAGCATCGCAAAGCAAAATACAGCGTATTTTCTATCCGTTATCGACCCCAGGCAGGGTTCTACCGTTGATGTTGATCGTGCTAGATTGCCAGCAATCTATAGCACATTCATCGGCTATGTTACAGAGCGTTACCCTAATGAAATAATTCTTCTAAACAAACATTATAGATGTCATCCAAAAATATTCGATTATTTTAAATCTTTATTCTATAAAGACAAAATTGATTTAACTTGTG